TCCGCGGGCCAGGAGGCAAGATCGCCCACGAACCTGCTACGCAACTGGGAAGCTCCATCCGCAATGTTCGGCTCCGTCGCGGAAGATAACCAGGATTGGCCTGCGGGCAGTAGGACCTAGGTCCATTTGAAGAATCCCTGTGTTTGGCCATCCCTGCTCTTTCATGATCCTACACCAAGCGACCCATGGATCATCAGGCTTGACGGTTGTCTTTGGTGTTGGGAGAACGGCCGGTGCGAGCTCCTGCGCTGTCTGTCGACCCAGGCCCTCCACTACTCGGCCTACTAGATCGCAGCCACTTAGCAAGCTCGTCATCGACGTCAGCATCATCAAGGTTATCAACCTGTTCCTTAATGTGCTTTGCATTGGCTGCCTCATCCTCCAGCTTCTTCCTGTTGGCCTCTTTCAGCTGCTCAGCTCCTGAATCGACCAACACCTGATGTCGCTTCCAGATCTCAAGGAGCTCAGTAAAGAACCCCCTGAGATACTGGAGTAGTCGCTTGAGCCAGATTGGCACCTAAGCTCCCTGGCCAGGCGCAGCTGGAGGAGTAGTGGCTTTGTCCAGCACGATCGCTTCGAGCTTGGCATTCGCGATGTTGTTGACGGCTGTGCTGGTGGTAGTTGTGTTGAGGCCCTTAAGAGCATCTGGCGTAGACGTGTTAACGTGCGCCAGAGCGACATCGACGATTTCCCGCTTCTGCGTCGCCGACATCAAGGAGAGGCCCTCTTTTTCGATGCCAGCCTTCTTGAGGGCGAGCATGAGACCAGTCATGATGGCTTGATGGAGCGCTTCACGATGCTTGGCCTCGATCTCGATCTTGAACTTGTCCCTGAGCCATGTGGCCAACCAGGTGATAAGTCCAGTTACGAGGGTGCCCAAACCCAAGTACACAACATCTCGTACCTGAGTCCAGATCATCCCGATCAAGGATGGCTGCTCGACTACCACCACCGGAGTTGTCGTGACAGTCTGAGCGAGGGCGGTAGATGCAATGCCTACCAGCAACAACGCTCCCAGCAATCCAGCCTGTTTCATGCGGCTCATCACTTACTCCTTTTGTGCTACCTCTATCAACGGGACCAGGCCCTTAGCGGCAGCTAGCGTCTTGGCGCCTGGATCACCATCCACCACAAGTGGAGGTGTTGCTAGCCCGAGTCTGTTCAGAACCCCCTGAAGCTCCTTCCAGTCCTCGAGCGTAACCGTCTTCTCTTCGTGCTTGGGCCCTCCGACGGGATCCTTTGGCTGACCTGCCAGCTTCTTGTCCCACTTGTTCCATGCCGCCGCTATTTTAGTGTCATACTGATTCTTGGCATATGCTGGGCCATTATACGTCTTGGCGATCTTGACAGCGTCTCGATCCTTCATGGCCTGCTTGAGACCCATCTTCTCGATGACGCCTATGAACTGATTCATCTGCCGATCTTCACCAGCCTTGACGTCCTCAACGAACTCCCGCGCTGTGTTGTACTTGAGATCGTCGCGCCAGAAGCCCATGATCTGTCCAAGGCCCCAAGATGCTGAACGGAGAGCAGCCTCTTCATCGATGAGGATGGCAGCATCAAGGCGAGCATACTGCCCATCCGACGAAGAAGGGTAGGGCTTAGCGCCCCATGTGGAATATGCAAGCCCCTGAGCTGCAGCCCTATCCCGCTTTTCGCCGGGGCCTAGCTCTTTCCAGAAGATGTGCGGTTCGAAGAGGATCTTTGGGCGGTGCTTAGAGTCGAAGCCCGAACCAGACGCCTCTACCTCCATGAGCCCGTGAACAGTCGCTGGCAGACATCCGAGGATCTCAGCTGCACGAGTGAAGTCAGCTTCGACCAGTTTCTTCCCAGTTCCTACCCAGTCCATAACCTTCCCTCCTACGGGATGACCTTGAACCATAGATCGCCATCGTTTCCTCCTGATGGGGAAAGGGTCGATATGGTAAGATTGTGTGTTGCGATGGTACCCAGCCCAAGATTTCCAGCTGGTGGACGAGCCATCATTATGTGACCATACTTCTCGGTCTCAGTAAACGAGGCTGCTTGCCCCAACCCATCCGTCGATCGAGTCGTCGAGACTCTAAACTCCAGCCTGAAGCTCTTTGCCGATGCAATCGTGAAGCGCCCGCGGAGCGTTGCCGACTTAACTTCGTTGGTGGTAGTTGCGCGGACCGTATCTGATGCCAGTCCTGAGACGACAGCGGAGTCGGTCGTATTCCACAACCGCAGACGTGAAAGGGCGGTTAGATGGAACGGGACCGATGCATAGAAATCGTATGTTCCAGCTGGCACTGGCCCAAAGGTGTACGCTGCTGATCCCGAGAGCGCGACCCCCTCTCCAGAGAGGTCATTAAGTACTGACGTCTCGATCGGGTAGATCTGCCATGAGCCCGAGGTCGCAGTACCACCTGCAGTCCCGTTAGATAGCTGGTGCGCTGCAACGAGGACCTTGGATGTAAGACCCCCTGCACCCGAGCTGCCGCCAACGAGACAGAAGGCTCCCAGGTCGGAGTCGAACTCGATAGTCCGACGTTGACCTGCAACCAGCGTATTAGCTGGAATCGGGTTACCGCTCTCATCCAGTAGATCAACAACGCCTGGACCTAGATCGATATCGACGTTGCCAGTGTTATTAGCTGGGGGAATAAGAGTACAGCGGAGGCCATCGGTATATGCTGTGATCGGGGTGGGGCAATCAGCGGTGATGCTGTTAGTGCCAGTGACATTGTCAAGAATGCCACCAAGCAGTGCCCATAGACCGCCGATTTCCTCTTGGATCTCGTCAGCAAACGTCTCTCCATCTACACCGCTGGGGTGCGACGTAGTAGTTGGGATTTTCCTGTCAACGCCCATTAAAAGACCCTACCTTCGGCTCGTGCTAGGGCGAGGAGAGCATCTTTGTGTGCCTTCCATGCTCTTAGGCCCTTTACGGAAGACATCTCAGCGACTCTGCGATCATCGAAAGCTGCCCACTCGGCAAGACAGTGTAGCTCGCAACCGCAGTTCATGTGTTCGTCGAGGATCTGTACCTCAAACGGCAGGCCTGTGATCAAGATTGGCGTGCGCGAGATAGTAATTCCATCTGACCATATTGTACCTGAAAATATTGTGCCTTTCAAGTTGATTCCTGTTTTGACCGCGCCGGTCAGGTTAGCCCTAGAAAGATCGGCCTCCTCAAAGTTGACTCCTGACAAGTCGCAGTTGCTCAGATCCATGTCAGAGAGATCTTGACCTGCGAGGTTCGCACCATTGAGGAAGGCACCGCGAATGTCGATGAGCATGCGACGAGCCATGACGACAGCTTCCCCAAGCACCATACCTGGATCGAAGTTGCCACGGCTCACCTGCACCTCAGTGAAGGGCTTGCGGGTCACTCGGCTTACAAGGAAGACATTGTGCTTGGTCATGAGAGGGTCACGTATCCAGAGGACATCCAACCAGAGGTACCTTCATCGCCCATATCGGCAGTCTTGTTAGATTGCGCCAGGTTATCAACCTTGATCTTGAGACGAGCCCCAGCACCTACAGGCAGTGTGATATTTTCATCATCGACATCGACACCAGTCTCTCTTAAAGTTAACGTGACTGGGGCTTGAATGTTGCCACCAGCACCATTGTCGACGTATGTACCAAAGGCCCAAGAGATGGCTGGTAGTGTACCACCGGAGAGAGCAATAGACTGCGGCGATATGTCACCGTTGCTCTGCTCTCCTGATGCAGTACTGTATGTCGGAGTACCTATGGTCCCCTTAAAGAGACAGGCAATGAGATTGTAGTCAGCCACGTTATCGAGGAAGCGCCTAGACACTTCAGCGCCTGTGATCTTGCGACCATATACTCGTTGGTAGTTATTGACAGTGGCACCATTGAACACCACCGTCCAATCCGTAGGCGGATCTGTAGTCGGTATTGCAGAGGTGAAAGCTCCAGAAGTGCAGAAGACCATAACGAAGTCACCGACCTCAGCTCCTAGATCCACAAGAGGATCGAAGTCCACATCGTTAGTTGCTGATGACTTGTCAGTGCTGTAGAGCCCGAAGTAAGAGTCGAACGCAAGCTCACCTGGAACAACCTCTTCCTCCTCGTCGATCACGTCAGGCGTGGGATCGTTGATCGCGGGAGCTTCATCGACCAGGAGCACACCAAACTCCAGATCCTGGTTGGGTGGCGTAATGCCCAAGACCAGCATCCGCTTATGCTCTTCAGTGATGGGCCCAGACCAGATCATATCCCCAACGGCAATGTCGCCTGTAGGCGGCTCGAGAGGAGAGACGAGCGTGATAGATTCCAGATAACCCGTCGCGTCGCTCAGCCCCTTGGTGACGATGGTCCCACGAGTGGACTTGATCGCAATGCCAGTTTGAATGCCTAGGTTCCAAACGTTCGGAACATCCCATACGTCTGGAGCATCAAAGACCTCGTCCTCATTGACGACTGGAATTTCACTGTCCAGCGTGAGGGAGATGATCTCAAATCCGCCAGGATGTGAGACAGCATTCCTCGTGATCGATTTGATCCTGGTATGACCTGCAACTCTCGTAAGCACCTCATCCTGGACAGCAACAAGATCTCCGATCTCCAACTGAAGACCTTCAGCAGGGACCGTACGATTATGGATCTGTGCGCGCAGACGCTGCTTGCGAAGATCCTTTAGAGCCTGGTCAGCAGCCTGCTGCCTGGAGGTAATGTTGTTATACCGAATGCTGGTAAATAGGCGAGCATCCTCCTCGGCGACATTGTCATCATAGACAATGATCTGCTGGTCATTGTAGTCATCATCCTCATCCCGGAAGCTGACTATGAGGGCATCGGGCCGAGTATCAAAAGGCAGCTGCCATTCATCCCCGTTCGAGTTGACAGGTGTAATGGCGTGGATGGGAGACTCAGCCGAGCGGTCATGCTCATAAGCAACCCCTACAGTATCAAAGCCCTTTGAGAGAGCTTGGCCTGCCGTTAGGATTGCAGTCTTGACGTCCTCCCAAGAGTCCTGCTCTGCAACGTAATTACATTCCAGATTGGCTGAGGCGCAGAAGGCTCTCCAAGCCAGGATGGAAGTATTGTCCATCATGTCAGATGGAATGGCATACGGAGACAGCTTGGTGTCGGTGTAGAGCTGGACTAGATGTGGCGCAGGATTGCCCGTAGTGGAAAGGTCGCTCCACTCGATACCATTCCAGTCATATGTATACCCCGAGACCAATGCCGAGAACTGATCAATGCGACGGTTCTTGACTCGGATAGCGCAAACAGCGTCCGTGCCAGGACTACTCACCGGATTGGTATTCTTGACGCTGGCGTAGTATGCCAGAACCATCCTCTGATGGCGACCTTCCTGGCCTTGATAGAACTCGTACGTTGAACCATTCAGCCTAAAGCCAAACAGGTCAGGATTGTCAGTGATACCTACCGTGATCTCGTAGTTCGAGAGATTGATGTCGGAGACAGGAGTACCCCGCATCATCTCGATCTCATACACGTCCTTCGGGAAGGTTGCCTCTGTAAGGAAGATCTCTGCCCTGTCCGTATAGCAGGCAACGTTCGCAACGTTATCAATACCCGCACCTCCTGAGAAGTGCGAATGAGCCAACCAACCGCCTGGGGTAACGACAGTAGGTAGCTGAGCCGCGGGAACATCCTTGTATGCGCGAACAATACCGTTCTGCGTAGGCGGAGTGGGGAGCGTGGGAGCCGTCGCCCACATGATCTTCACCATGAACCGGTAAAGTTTGTTGCGACGACTGCTGATCATCAACTCAGGAAGATTGACCCAAGAGGTGGCTCCTCTACGGCGCATGCGCAAGCGCAGCGGCAGATACATGTCCTCGGTGGGATCGTCATCGTCCCACAGGCCTTCAGCCATCTCGTATGTAAGCCAGATCTCGTCGGGAGCCTTCCTGGTGACGATACGATGCCATGTAGGCAGATCACGCCAAGGATCCGACTGGTGCAAGACGCGAGTAGGATTCTCAGGATCTATGGCCAGCTTGGATAGCTCAATAGGATTGGCAACTTCCCAACCATACCGCTGTACGAGCGTGGGAGCTGTATCTCCTGGAAGGCCTGGACGGCTATCGATCTCAATGTCCGTCATCCCAGCAATGTTGGTATTGCCCGAACGATATTCCAGCCAAGCATGTGGACCTGCAAGAGCAACCACACCCTCGACATAGAGATCATCCCCAGAGACCTCGCTGAGTGGTCTAGAGATAAATGGGGGGAATACGATATTGGTCCCGATTGAGCGCGGCAGACGGCCATCCGGTGCCAATATGTTGCCGCTTAGAGATGCGGAATTGGGTTCGCCGCCAGTATCACCGTTGGTCTGAGGTGTCTGTTGACCTTGTCCGAAGAGTGCCCCTACCGCCATCGATCCTAAGATGGAGACGGCAGCGCCTCCCAGGATGGCACCGATATGCCCAGCAGCGAAAGCGCCACCAAGGAACGGAAGAAGTGCACCACCTGAGATGATGGTGGCCACAGCCGCAACGGCAATAGCTGCAAACAGGCCAAGGAATGACTTTGCTTGTCCACCCTTCAGTCTGCAGAAGATCCTGATGATCTGACCCGACTTAGGCTTTGCGGCCGACCATAAAGCGCGGGGGACTTCTTGCTCACCGACGTAGACAACGCCATCCGAACCAAAGAACGCCGGCAGATCTTGCAGCTGGACGATCTGAGCCAAGGTAAGGCCTTCGGGCACCGTGGTTTTGGCTCCACGGAGGAAAGGGACTTGGGTGGTGACTACTTGGTTCATGTTGCGAGAGCGTCATGCCGAGCAAAGAGAATGATCCGGTTAGCAAGAGAGCCTATCCGCTGATTGCATGCGGGGACGTCCTCCTGTACGTGTAGAAGCCAACCCGGAGCAGTGACAATACCAACGTGAAGGGGAGCGGTTGAACGCCCACGGATAGCCCAGAGTAAAGCCCAGTCATATGCTCTCTCCTCTCCGTGACCAATAATTTTGGTCCAAGGTGGAACCCCCACGTGTGACTGGACCGTCTTAGGGTCCAGTGTCCGTAGATCCCCGACGTAGATGTCAGAACGACCGACGACTACTTTGGCTTGCTCCTCCATCACTAGTTGACATAGACCTACGCAATCACACCCATGCCGATCAGCACCGTTCAGTTTGAAGGGAATGCCGAGATATTGCTGGGCCCAAAGAGGTGGTGCGATTGCGTGAATGTTCATGCTATGGCCAGAATACCGCAGGATAGTTTGCTGCAACTACACGACGGGCTGGCCATGGTTCAGTAGCCATATCCCACGTTGTGATGTCAGCCGAGATACGAATTCCATCACCCCTGAAGTGTCGAAGATATAGTCTCCTCAGGTGGACGATCCAAGTGTCCCAGTCTTGAGACGACACCAGGATGAGCTCAATCATCGGAGGCGATTGCAAGCTCAAGAGAAACTGCCCAATCCGGAGATCAACATTCTGGACTTGGATACGGCCACGGCTGTTAGTTTCACTGAGCTGGGGAAAATCGATCTCGAACGGGAAGGCTATGAAAGTCTCGCCCTGAGACACGACATCCACTACCGCATTTGCCATCCGAAGAGGTGAGCCGATAGAGGCGTGCTGAATGATCGCAAGCACAACCAGCTCGTCCGTTGACTCTTGCGCCTCGATCGAGGTCTTAAGGGCAGTATCGAGGGTCTTCACTTACGAGATCCTCATGATCCGCGCGCGAACGAGGTAGTTGACTCCGTCAGATGTGATTACCGGCGGAGATCCTATGAACTGGAAATCTGTTGGATCGCCCGTTATAGGATCGTTAAGCGTGAACGACAGGACTCCGTCGCTGAGATCCGTATGGTAATATTCCTCGAAGATCTGTTCCTGTGCCAGCGACAACTTGAAGGTGACATCCTGCTCATCCAAGCGGGTGCTCTGCTTGCGGCGCATGATCGGTCGGCCTTGACGAGGCTCGAACTTATACCGATTGTCAGCAAGCTGCTTCTGCCAGCCATCCAAGAGAGGGGTTGCTGGAAGAGTGCCTGGCCATGCGACTGCCATCAGCTTTGCCCTCCGATACCAAACGGACGACGCATTACAGCAGGACGCTGCCCAAAACGGCGCATCCCTGTGTCAAGATCACCACGGCTCAGGAGCTTGAGCACGATATCCATAACCCAATTCTCCCCGTCGAAGTGTGGACGGGATTGATCTGCTTGAACGTCCGATCCTGACTGGTTCTGAACATTCAGGATGACGTTAGGAGCTCCGCCACTCTTAGAGTTGGCCTGGCCTCTTGAGAGCACACGCTCTCCGTTCTGGAGCTTGACAAGCTGCTCATCTGACCGCATCCCTGTATGAAAGCTTGGAGTGCCAAGAGGAGCAAAGCGAGCCCGGCTAGTGACAGCACCAACAGTACCGCCGCTATGCATAATGCCAAACATCTTGCCAACAGCGCCCAGAGCAGCCCCAACCCAGCCTCCCGAAGAGCTGCCGCCAAAGCCACCAAGCGTTGGTGATGACATGCCAAAGAGGGCATTCTTGAGAGGATTGGCAACGGCCAGTTGCA